GCGCGTGGAATCCACAGCCCGGCGTCTGTCATCTGGTGATTGCTGGCGCCGCCACGCCGTCGCGAAACCAGCCCGGACGCCCCGGATTCGCGACACCGCAGCACCAGTCGCTCTACCTGACGACGGCTGATGCCCAGCCGCTCAGCCGCCCGCCACGGCATCAGCCGTGATGCACCTCAATCCAGCCTGGCTACGACATCTGTACTTTGCCCAGGTACGACATTACTACTTTGCTCTTACACCAGTCATGGTGATAATTTATCGCGTGTTAATTGCTCACTAACGCACCTTTTAAGCGGCTGAAACCCGCATTAACAGGCGATTCGCGGCGTTAGTGAGCAGGCGAAAACCCTGGGAAATAATTTCCTTCGTTCCTTTCAGTTCTTCCTCTTTCTCCGTCATGATCGCCATTACTTCGCCTAGCGATACGCGCGCTTCCCGTGCGATCAGCGTGGCGGTGCGGTAGTCGGGGACGTGTGTTCCGCGCACGTATCGGTTGAGCGTCATTTTGGTCATCCCTAAATCCGCCGCCATAGCGCTGACGGACCGGCCTTTTCTGGCCTTAGCTATCAGTTCATCATAAGTCATACAAATCTCCAATTGACGTAACAGGTCTGTTACGCGCATGATGTGTAACAGGTCTGTTACGCGTAACTGTACTGTTACGCAGTCTATCAGCGTCGGCAAAAAGGTAAACCCCGGTGGTCGGCGGGCCCGATGGGTGACTCATAGGGTCGGCCGTCTGTTGCGCTTCGGTCGATACGGGTCGCGTTGTGCCTGAAACAGGTCGCGGATTTTTGCCGATCGCAGATAGAGGGCGAAAGCGGCGTTGACGATGGAGAACGCGATAGCGCGCGACGGTGCGGTTTGTGGTGCTGCGAGCCCGAGCAGGTTAAGTGCTGCTGCGGCGAAATACCAGCGTACGGCGGCTTTTCGAGCGGTGACGTTTAGCTTGGCTAGTCCGATGCCGAGTGGCAGGCAGGTAACGGTGTATATCGCGATTGCTAGGGTGGGCGCGTGTATCGCGTACTGGTAAAGCGGGGTGGTGAGCATGTCAAGCGTGATGAGCTTGAGCAGCGGCGGTGTCCGCGTGCTAGCTGTCTTGGCGTGACGGCGGGGTGTTTGTGGCGACGGGCTTTCGAGTTGGCGGTATTCACGTTCTAGTCGGCGTTTTGTTGCTTCCCTGTGCCAGTCGCGGTCATCGGTAGTCATGGGATTTGTATGCCGTTTGAATTGGTTTGTGCGGTGGTCCGGGTCGATTATAGATATGGCGAAATGTCCTTCTGATTTTGTGACGCCTGACTTATTCAACGGTCGCGTTAGTAGTCCGCGTGTGTCGATGCCGGAGTCGGTTCGTCGTCGGCCACTGCGAAGTGAGTCGTCTGCGGTCGTGGCAGAGCTCTGCGAGTGGTGCGGTGTGGATCGCGCCGGCGGGTGCGGTGCGTGTAGTGACCTGAAATATGTTGCGCGTTAAGCGTTCCTGTCGCGGCTAGTCTGCGGCCTTCTTGTTGCCCGTAGCGGGCTTTCTGTTCTCGATAGTAGTGCTAACCGGAGTGAATCATGAGCAAGCAAAAATTGACGATTCTCGAAGTGCATGAGCGTTCGGGCATCGCGCGGCGTACCGGCAATCCGTGGCGTATTCACGAAGCGCAATGCATCCTCGAACAGCAGGACGGCGAGGGCAAGAAAAGCATCGTCGTCGGGACGATCAACCTCCCGGAGTCGGTCACGCGCGACGGGGTGCCGCCGTCTGGCGATTACCTTGCGGAGTTCGCGCTCGCGCGGTCGATGGAAGGTCGTCTCGAACCGCGCATTGTGTCTCTCGCGCCGCACGGCATGCCGGTCGCGAAGCCGAAGCCCGGTGCGGGCGTGACAGCGTGACGGTCGGGGCGGCTTGCTGCGGGTGTCACGCGTGCGTGCTGTTCCGCGTGATCCGGCGCTGCCTGTTGGCCTCGTTGCGTGCGGGTGATGGCGTTGTGGCCGCAGCGAGCCTGTTTGCGTTGGGTGGTCTTGGCGGGGAGTGGTGATGGAGAGTATTCCGCTTGATGCGCTGGACGGGATCGTCGTTCAGTTGGCAGTGCTGAATGTGATGCTGTTTGCGTATCTGTGTTGCAAAGGCGTGGCGTTCGCGTCATCGGTGATAGGGCGACGCAACCCGCCGACGAAGTTGAATCGTTCGAAGCTGGCCCAGTCGGACGGTTCCTAATCAACGGGCCGACAGGTAATCAGGGAGAAAAAGCGATGTTCAAGCAAGTGAAAGAAGCCGTTTCGTTGAAGTCGCGCGCGGTCAAGGGCGCGGTGGTGTCGGCGGTCGCGGTGGCGGCGGTTGCTCCGATTGCTGCGTTCGCGCAGTCGACCGGTACGACGAGCACGTTCGATACGTCTGCGATCGTGGCCTCGGTAAACGCTGTCGTTCCGGGGCTGATCGCGGTGGGCGGTGCAGTGCTCGGCGTCGTGGCGGTCGCGTGGGGTATCAAGATGGTGCGCACGTTCCTCGGTCGTTGATCGGGCGGGCGTGAGGTGATGGGCGGCGCTCGGCTTCGGTTGAGCGTCGCTTTTTTTCGCGTGGGGTTCGTATGGCGGCGTTGAGCGTTTCGGTGGTGGTGTGCGGGCCTTCGGGGGCGAGCGGCGTTGTGTACGTCAGTGTCGAGGGGATGCCGGCTACCTGCGGTACCGATGAGGCGGGGAACGCGTTGCAGTTGCAGGTCGATAACGCCGTCGTTGTGTCGAGCGGTTCGGAGACTCCCCTGTCCGGCGGTGCGGAGGCCGGCATGTTGATAGGGGGAGCGGTGTTTATGGTGTTGGCGGTCGCGTTTGGGCTGCGAACGTTACGGCGGTTTCTGGAGAGTTCGTCGGAGGGGTGACTGTGACATGGTTCTATATCGAGCTTGGGATTGTGGTCGTGACGGTCTGGTCCGCTGGAATGATTTTGTTTTTGTGAGTTACCGTGCGGTGACATGGCGGTTAGCGGTTGTGTTCGCGCTGCTGTTCGGGGTTTTGTTTACGGCTGCGGATGGGGATGCGTGGGCCGGGACGGTAATTATTTTCGATAACAGCGGGAATATCGTCGGTAGTGAGGTTGATCCGACGACGCCGTATACGTATGGGAAAATGCAGGCGGAAACTTCGGGGTTGTTATACAAGAAATTAGTGTCGATGGGTTTGGAGCCAGGTAGCGGAGAGGCGACGGAGACAATCAAAGGCGTCGAGTCGGCGGCGGTGGGCGCGGCGGAGGGAGCAGCAGCCGGGGCAGGTGGCGGGCCGGTTGGGATGTTTACGGGTGCCGTGATTGGTGGCTTGGCGATGGCAATTGGTCACGCGATCTATCTAGGCGCGGACAGAATTATCTCGTGGTTATTTTCTTGGGGTAATCGCAATTCCGTTTCGGTGTCGACGTACGGAGTGCCGTCCACTGATCTCGGTTATAGCTATTACGAATCGACCGTGTGTGCTGGTGGCTATGTCGCGGATGGTAATCCTACATGTCTTCAGCCTACGGTTGAGGATTTTAAGAATCCGCTCGATTTGAATGTGGTTAATGCGAAGCAATACACTGCCTATTACGCAGCTATTGAGGCGGGCGGTGGCGGAAAAGTTTATCGTTTGGGGGATAATGACGGAGCTTATTTGATTCCAGATGTTTCTTCTCCGACTGCTTGCAAGATGTCGGGTAATCAGCTGATGTGTAGGCAGATTTGGTCTACGTCCGGTAGTAGTTGGCAGTATGAAAGTGTCGGGCTCGGTATGACGGGCAGTCCGTCGAATCTGGTCGGTGGTGGGCAGGCTGCTGCGCAGGATCAGCCTAGCGTTACGACGAGCGATCTGGCTACTGCGTTGGCTGATATTCCGTCATCGGAACTGTCGCAGCCGGTTGATCCGCAGACGGTTGCAGATACGGTGAATGCGCTGTGGCAGCAGGCCAGTCAGCAGTCGGGATATACGGGTGCTCCGTACGATGCTGCGAATCCGGTGACTACGGATGATGTGAACGATTGGCAGAAGGCGAATCCGGATTGGAGTCCGACTGTCGGTGATGCGGTGGGTGTGGGTTCGGGTGCCGGCACCCAGGGGCAGCCGGGGTCGGGTGGGTCGGTTGGCGCGTTGCCGGTGACTGGACAGCCAGGTTCCGGGGATACGACGCCGGGTGTCAATACGGGCGGGAGTACAGGTACAGGAACTGGCACAGGAACCGGCACGGGGACCGGCACAGGAACGGGCACAGGGACCGGCACAGGGACCGGCACAGGGACCGGCACAGGGACCGGCACAGGGACCGGCACAGGGACCGGCACAGGGACCGGCACAGGGACCGGCACAGGGACCGGCACAGGAACCGGCACAGGAACCGGCACAGGAACCGGCACGGGCACGTCCGACACGTCGGAGCTGTGCGCCGAGTTCCCGTCGATCATTGCGTGTCAGAGTCCGGGCTCTGCAACTGCGCCGGATTTGCCAACGAGTAGTGCCTCGGTGTCCGTTTCGCCGGTGACTGTTGGGGCCTCGGATGGAGTGTGCCCGCAACCTGTTTCCGTGTCGGTTCTCGGCATGGATCTTTCCTTTTCGTACCAGTCTGAATGCGACTTCATGACGCGAGTGCGGCCGTTCGTGCTGGCGATGAGCGGGATTATTGCGGCCGTGATTTTTGGCATGGGGCTTAAGTCATGACGGGGATTGCTGCGTGGTTGATGTCGCTTGCGGGTCCGCTGCTGATTCAGGCGATGGTGTCGGTAGGGGTGGGCGTGTTGACGGTCGTAGGGTTTGATGCGGCGTTTAGTCAGCTGGTGAGCTGGATTGCGACGGGGGTATCGGGGCTTCCCTCCGACATGGCGAACGTGCTTGCGATGGGCGGGGTGTTCCAGGGTGTGTCGTACATCCTTGGCGCTGTTTCGGCGCGCGTCGCGATGATCGGGTTTGGCGCTGCCAAGAGGTTCTTTATCAAATGATGACGCTGATTACGGGGACGCCGGGCAGTGGAAAGACGCTGTACGCGGTGTCGATGCTTGAACGTGAGCAAAAGCGCGGGCGCCGGCTGCTGGTGAATGGCATCCGTGATCTTGCGCTCGAGCACGAGCTGTTGAGCGATGCGGACGTGAAGCGGTGGCATGAAGTTGTCCAGCCTAACGACTTGCTGGTTGTCGATGAAGTACAGCGAATCTGGCCTCCGGTGCCGCAGGGTACAAAGCCCACTGAGGACATAGAAAAGTTGCATGTGCATCGGCATCTCGGGGTCGATATTTTCGTGATCACGCAGCATCCGCAGCGGATGAATAAGACAGTTCGTGATCTGGTGGGGCGTCATGTTCATGTGCGGCGGCTGTTCGGTCTGAACCGGGCGATGTTGTACGAGTGGGACCACTGTCATAACCCGTCGAGTCTGAAGGATGCGGTCAAGACGAGCTGGCCATATCCGCGCAACGTTTTCCGGCTTTATACGAGTGCGGAGCTGCATACGAAGCAAAAGGCGGTGATTCCGAAAGCGTTGTTCCTGACGCCGTTGGCGGCGCTCGTGGCGCTCGGGTTGGGGTACTACGGGTTTCGGTATGTGCATGGCGGCTTTGGGCACGGCGGTGACAAGGCGGTCGCCGCGGGGAAGGCCGGTTCGGTTTCGGTTGGTGCTGCGGGGGCGAGTGCCGCGGTTGCGTCGAAAACGTGGCGGGTTGTCGGGCGTTTTGCGATCGGCGGCCGGGCGGGGGTGATCGTGAGCGATTCGTCGGGAAAGCTGCGCGCCGTTAAGGGCGACGATTTCAAGGGCGAGGGAGTGTGGCTTGAGGGTAAGGTTGATGACGAGCGGGTTGGTGTTTGGACCGGGGCGCCTGTCGTTGGTGGGTCGAGCGTGGGCGGGTCGGCGCCATCGGTGGGTACGGCTGTGGCTGCGGTGAGCGGGGGTGCGAAGTGAGACGGCTTGTCTTGATGTTTGCGTTGGTGGCGTGCAGTGCGGCGTATGCCGGTGATGGTGCGCCGCCGTTGCCGTCGATTCCGGGGCTCGCGTCGAGTGTGGCGGCGCCGGTTGCGTTGGGGTCGGTAGGGATACCGTCGCCGGGGCCGTTGGTGTCGACGGGTACGCGGGCGCATGGGGCGTTCGATCTACGTTTCGCGAGCGTGGGGCAGGTGGTCGATCTGGTGTATGCGGATGCATTGCATGTGCCGCACGTGATTTCGGATGAGGTGCTAGAGGATCGGCGGCTTGTCTCGTTTCAATTCGATTCGTCGGAAGGAGACTTACGCGGGTTCATGCTGGCGTTTCTTGATTCGCTCGGGTATTCAGTCGTGACGCGGGACGGCGTTGATTTTGTCGGCAAGCGCGGCGCCGATCCGGTCAAGCCGGACGTACTGGAGCCGTTTGTGTATCGGCCGAAGCATCGGTCTGCTGCGTATCTGGCGAAGCTGCTGCAGCCGTTGTTTTCGCATGTGGCTGTGGGCGGTGCTTTGGGTGCGATTGGGGGCGTGCAGACAGGCTCGACAGGTTCGCTGGCGCCGGATGGGCAGGCGATTGCGGGGGCTGGTGTTGGCAGTGGTGGTATGGGTCGAGCCGGTGCGTTGATGGTTCCGGCGTCGATGCCGGGGATGGCAGCGGGAGTGCAGGGTGTCTCGGCGGCGGGTGGCGTTCTTCCGATGTCGGCGGGGTTAGGCCAGGTGCAGCAGACGGCTGCTGTCGGCGCTGATGACGAACTGGTGGTGTATGGCAGGCATTCGGATCTGGTGAATGTTCGCAAGGTGGTCGAGGAACTGGATACGGCGCCCGGTCAGGTGGTGGTGCGTGGGTGGGTATATGAGGTGTCGCTAACGGATGGAACGAACAGCGCGTGGTCGCTGGCTGCGCATGTGCTCGACGGGCAGGTAGGCGTGAGCGCTGGTTCCGTTGGTGCCGATTCGAACGCTTTCTCGTTCGATTCGCATTTCCTCAGTGCTGCGATTTCGGCGCTGTCGTCCGACTCGCGGTTTAAAGAAGTGAGCGATCCGCATGTGCGCGTGGTGTCCGGACAGAAGGTCAGTCTTAATGTCGGCTCACAGGTGCCGACGCTCGGGAGCGTGAGCTATCAGGGCGCGGCGGGTACGGCGGTGCAGTCGGTTGAGTATCAGGACGCGGGCGTGTTGTTCTCGGTGCAGCCGGTCGTGATGGGCGATGCAATTGACGTGTCGATTGACGAGGAGATTTCGAGTTTCGTTGCGACTACAACGGGTGTTAACGGGTCGCCAACGAAGAACACGCGTTCCATGTCGACGAACGTCACGATGCACGATGGCGAGGTCGTGGTGCTCGGTGGGCTTGTTCAGGATACGGATTCGTTGGCCGTCGAGCATCAGCGCTGGTTGCCGCATTTCTTCGATGGTAGGTCGAGTTCGAAGGGGCGCACTGAGGTGCTGTTGGTGTTACAGGTGCAAAAGGTGTGAGGGCGTCGACGGGGATCGTCAGAAGAAGTGTCTGCTGTTCAGGTGAATGGCTGTAAGCGTTGGGTTGTCGTCGATCATCCGCGCAGCGGTGCGGAGGATTTTCAGACCGTTATTCCAGAACGCGCCGATGTTGGAGGTGCTGTCTGGTTGCAGGGCGGTCAATGCGGTCGCGGTGATCGTTGCGTGGTAGCGTCGGCCGGTGATGAACATTGTGAATGCGATGCCGTCTTCGGTTATTTGATCGATCGCCACGATGCGGTGGTGCGTGTCGAAATCCATTGTTGTCGATGCTCCGGTGAGGAGCGCGCTGGGTGGGTTTGCAGGCGCATTTTACATACCGCGTGTATCGGAGTGTCCGGTCGATCCGGAGCCACTGGTTTGCAGGTTCAGAGGGTGTAGCGGAGCAGCAGGTAGTCGATGATTGCGAGGAGGTCGGTCCGGTGTTGGAAAAGTCCGATGAGTATGCCGATTGTCGCGCCCGTTGCGATGCTTGCTGCGATTGCTCGCGGCTTGAGGGTGAAAACATGCGGTTTGTGGTGGCGTAGGAGCGCGGGATGTATGTAGCCGTGCTTCGGCGGTTTTTGGCGGGCGCGGCGCTTCATTTCCTCGCGGTACCAGTCGCGGTCGTCCAGGCTCATATCAATCCCCGTTGCGGTCGTTTTTTCGGGATTGTAGCGCGGTCATTTTGGCGTCCAGCGTGAGGAGTGTCCGGCAGGTTCGCGGAGTCGCTGGTACAGCTGCGGCGGGTCTGCGGAGTCGTGGCGGTGGTCGCGCGGCTCAGCGCGGCGGCCGGACCGAGTAGCGGGTATCGGCGGGGGGG